ATATGCTTGACCCTGATAACGATATACGTCTGCATCGCGCTCCAAGAAACCAAACTCTATCTTTGCACCGCTTGGAAAGTTCCAAAGCTTCTCAACTTCCTTGTACTTACATCCAGGAAATGCTTTAGGGTAGAGTTCACGGCTCTTGTCTATAAGCTCTCGTAGTTCTGGCATAGAGCGCCTTATAATTAAACCCCTGTGTGCAGATCTATGTGCAAAGCGCAATGGATCTACTAACATTGCATAGCTTTTACCACCACCTGCCGCTCCACCGTAAAGGACATCCGTTTCCCCTGCGGCAAGGAAGTCTTCCTGTGGGCCTTCATTGGCCTTGAAGATAATATCAGCTTCTTCAGCTAAGGCATTAGGTAGGGCTTTTAGTTCTGGAGCCTCTAAGATGTTTGAGCTTCCAGTGCCTTCTAGCTTCTTTAATGTCTTGTTGGTAGTGCTTATTGACTTCTTATAGTTCTCTACTTTAGACTGTGCGGCTTTTAGTTTCTTTTGCTTTTCACGGACTACTTTCTTTGCATCCATTGTAGCTTTAGTTTTTGAGTGGTAGGTGTATCCACGCCCTTTAGATCCTTTAGCTCTTCCTGACTTTTTGCGCGGTGTACCATCAACTTTAAGTACGAAACTGCCTTCTTCGTCTTTGAGATAGCTGTCAGGATTAACATCCCAATCATTCTGCATGTTTATCCGCTATCTTCTTTAAGCCCATGTGCGATAGCTTGCGCCCTGTAATGCTTTCAAGATATAGGCTTCCTTCGCGTAAACTTATTGTACGGTCTTTAATCATAGGGAGTATCTTATTTAAAGCTTCAAGTTGTTCTTGTACTGGAGTCAACAACTCTACGTTACCCTCATCTAGCTTATAACCAAAGGGGATAGTGCTACTAGATCTCCTCATATGTACCTTCTATTACTGTTTCATTTTTAGCGGGGAGTATAAATAAACCACCTGCTGTATTAACAGTAACATCTAGTCTTTCAGTCTTACCTAAGCCCACCCTATCTAGGATTGTCTGTGCGGCCTGTATACGCATGTTAGCTTGTGGTATAGGCTCTGCACTGTCCATGATGTGTACGAGCTTTAGAGCGGCTTTAGGGGCGCTCTGAGCTAGTATGTTGGTAGCTAGATCAAGTATCTCTGTCTTTAAGCTCTTAACAACACTATTAATACTAGTTGGGGCATAACCTGCCATCTCTCCTGCAAGCCTAGTATCCCCATTACAGGTTAATAAGCTATCTATAAAGGATTGTTGTTTAGTTGTTAATTCTTTATTAGTATTCATGTACTCTATTATACTGCGATATTAGAGTGTTGTCAAGCTTTTTATTACTTTTTAATATAATAAATGTAAGAAATAGCTTGACAACATGCCAATATCACAGTATAATGGATATTAAGGCCGCAGGGTTATATAGTCTGTAAAGCCATCAGTATCTTATCTGTCTTACCCCCCTTTTAAATATATCCTTCTTCTTTTATTCCTTCCTTTAAAGGCTTTAAAGCCCCGCCGCTATCTGGTATACAACTCAATTCTCCTGTAAAATGTGCAACATTGTGTATATACGGGTATACCCCCCCACGGCCACCTGCCCCCCCTAAAGACTTTAAAAGTCTTAAAGACTCCAGAATCTCTATCGCCCACGCTAAAGACTTTAAAAGTCTTCAAAGACTCTAAAGTTCCAGACCTAGTTTACAAACTAGAGAAACTGTAGAGACTTTTAAGATTCTTTAGAATCTTATTTAAAACTTCAAAGCCTTTCAACGACTTAGCAAATAAACTAATCTTCGATTAGAATAACTGTTGAGCTTCCTCTACTTCGTAGGACTTTGAAGTAAACCTCCCGAAGGGAGAGTCGCAAATCTTCTTAAAAGACTTTAAAAGTCTTCACCGCCTACATAGAAATCATAGATTTCCTTGCTGAATTTTAGTACCTACATAACCTATAAAAGGTTATGTAGGTACTAATAAAGTCTTTATATTTAATTACTTAAAAGAAGTCACTTGTGACTTTTAAGTAATTAAATATAAAGACTAAATAGCCGATTTCGGCAAAACCAATTTGGAGAAATACGATGAATAATTTTCTTACGATCGACAGCAACAAAATCGCTTCAGCTAAGCAAGTTTATGCCGTAGCTTGTCACTTTGCAAATGTAGCCTCAGAGACTCCGTCTCAGCGATATGGGCTGAAAAAGGTCTTCTATGCTACCCTGAGTAAATTCTATGGCGACCAAGATGCTCATATGACCCACGGAGAAGTTACAAACTTCTTTGAGCATCAGGTTGTTCCAACTCAGTTCCTAGAACTTGTACGAAAGCCGAAGGCTGTTAAGAAAGTCAAAGCTAAGGCGAAGCCTAAAGCCCAGACAGTTCAGCAAGCTGAGATTGCATTAGATATTAACAAGCCAAAGGCTAAAGCGAAGAAGGTTACTGTTGAAAATAGCGTAGCTAAAAAGCTTGACAATAGAGTCAATGCCCTTGAGACTAAGGTCTCTGATATGGATTCTAAGCTTGACGCAATGCTTAAAATCTTACAGGCTAAATAGAATTATAATCAGCCACGGATGGCTTAATAGAATTTATAAGGTGAATGCTATGAGAAAATTAACTGACTCTGAAAGAGCTACAGCGTTACGAAATAATATTAATTGGGCGATAGAATATACTTGCAGGATTGATGATTCTATTCAGAAACAAATGGATTATTTAGAATCTAAAGCGTTAAGTTTTAGGCACTTGCCGATGGCAAATAGAGATTTAAAAGGTCTAATGGAAATAATAGATTCTATTAAAGAATTAACTGAAGATGATGAAGTATAGTAAATTTATAAAGTCTATTAGATTCTTAGTAGACTTTAATAAATTAATTAGGAGTATAGATAGTATGGAAGATTTAGAAGTAGCAATTGAAAACTGCTCAGACAGCAAGTTAAATGTAGATAATATATTATCTAAATTTGGCACTGAGGAGTTTTTAAACATGGGTGTTGATTCTTTTGAGACACAAGTTGAATTGCTTATGTTTTTTACAAAAAGATATGCAGAAGACTTACAAGCCTTAGGAGGTGTACGGAAAGCATTGTAGTAAATTTATAAAGCCTATTACGTTAGTAGTAGGCTTCAATAAATTAACTAAACTATAGGGTTCTGCCATGAAAATTGTTATCACTAGTCAGGTTTTAGAGAACTATGCCGCCCATGATTGGGATGGTAGGGGTGAATGTCCTCAACACTGGAAGTGTAAGTTTGGTTATACTTATATTGTCTCTAATGTAGATATAGCTTTAGCTAAAGATGGTAATTTCTGGGATAAACTTTCAGATCAAGTTGAGGTTAGTGATGATTATTTCCATGAATATATTTTACATTCTGATTTAGTAGATGATATAGATTTTGATATATCAAACTACTGCGAAGATTGGGAGAAACCCATAGAACTTACAGTTGAGGAGGAGTTAGTATGAAACAATTTATATTTGAAGTAGTTGGATTAGTAGTATGTTTAACTGGTGGTTATATTCTAAGTATATTTATATACGTAACTTTAGGAGGTGTTTAGTATGACAGAGTTAATGTTTCAAGACTTTACAGCGGCTGAGTTTGCTCAGTTTTTTGATAGCCCTAGTAACTGGGAAACGTACACTAAGACTAAGGTTAGACGTTCAGTACAGCTTAAAGGCTCAAGTAAAGAGTTTAAAGAATTAGTTATATTAAAAATGGAGACGTTATAATGGCAGATTGTAAATTTTGTGGTACTTATGTAGTAGATAATTCTAGTGCAGGGATGGATTCTAATTATAAAATCTATCATCCTGAGTGTGAAGTTTCAGCAGTTGATAACTGTATTGATAGAATAAAACATTTTATCTGGCGGGACAATGAAATTGCTTATACTTCTGCTTTAAATTTAATAAAGTTATTAAAAGAAAGGACTATATAACATGGAACATTTAGCGTTAGTTGTTTGTATAATTGTAAACATAAGTCTATGGATTTTATTTTTTAAACTTGAAAAGGCAAAATGAAATGAAAAATTTAACCCCGAAGATACAAAAAGCATGGGCTGACGCAATAAAAGCAACGACCCACAAAGATGTAATAGAGTACGGTAAAATTGTTGAACGTAGAAACACTGTTAAATGGGCTGATTGGTATTTAGATTCTATAGCTATAGATATGGAAGACGGTAGATATGGTCAAGCTTTTATAAGAGTCGAAGAGTTAAAGAAAATGATACTGGATCTAAAAGAAGACAACTTTAAAGGGTATAGAGATGAGTAAAATTACTAAGTGTGAAGTATGTAATGATTTAGGGTATCTTTATAGTATTAATGAAGCCTTTGAAGACGAGGTTCAAAAGTGTGATACTTGCAACATATATTTAAACGACCAACAAGCACAGGAGATCGAAGATGAGTAAAATTACTAAGAAAGGTTATAAGTTAGTGTATGAAAACACTGGTAAAAATGTTTATCAATCAGCGTTAGTAGAAAGTTTTAGAGGTGAAAGCTTTATAGTTAAAGGCGGTAATCCACCACATAAACCTAGTAGCAGTGGTAGAATTTGGGTAACTGATATAACTAATAAGCATAACAGCGACTTTTTCCCTAGTGTTTGTGGTTTAGAATGGATAGAAGGATAAATTTATACACATGACAGGTGGGTGATGCGCTCTTTCACAACAGCATAATGCACAGGGAAAGCGGTTGACAGTTGATCGACTTCCCTGTAGCTTGGAAAACGTCAAAAACAAACGAGGTGTTTTATGTATCAGGATCATGCAGTAGCAGTTCAGCAGTATGCACAAGTATCAGCAACTAATTTAACTAATGTAAATTTAATGGCGGTGCTAAGTATTCGACAGCCGTGGTTAAACATAGGCCAACAGATGTTAGATGTTAAAGCTAATAGGTTAGGTGCTAAAGCCCTTTGGGGTTTCAAGAAAGATACTTATACATATTTAGAATCTAATAAGCATAAAATGTATGCTCAAGTTATGGCAGTAATCAATAGTAATAAAACAGATGCTAGTAAAGCTATGAGCTTGATGAAAATATTCCTTAGGGTTAATGGTTTAGGCATGGCTAAAGCAGGGTTTATGTGTCAGTTGACAGCAGGTTTAGTTGGGTGCATGGATAGTCATAATTTAAAGATGTATAATTTAGATGCTAAGGACTTTGTGTTAGCTAAAAACCCTAAGACTGTTAAAGGTTTAGACGCTAATGTTAAAAAGATTAGGAACTATATACAAATCTGTAATGAATATGGTACAGAGAACTTGTGGAATAGTTGGTGTAGTTTCTTAGCTACTAAGTCTACAAAATGGCGAGATGCAAATCATGTAAGTGAAGTACACTATAGTTATTTAGTTAATGCTTCTAATTAGGTACTGGTAATGTAAGAGTAGTTAGTGTATAATTTTATTTAAATTGGAGAGATGTTATGTATTTATTTTCACAAGATATTAATAACGGCAGTATGCGAATAGCCGACCAAGCTAAGTCCCTTAAAGCATGGTCAACTAGAAACCCTGACACCACTGAAGGTTCTGAGGTACGAGTGTATAAAAGTATAAAGAATTTTAGAGAGGGTTTTGATTATACTTTGTATACCTTTACTAACGGTAAGCTAAAGAAGTCTAACGGTCAGCCAGTGGTTGAACTTAGTCGAATGTTTTTTGGAGAATGGGTAAGTAAGTAAGAGAAACGAGAACATCAAAGATACACAACTTAATATAACTTAGGATAAATAATATGAAAACTTTAATTGAAGCAGTAGAAGCATGGATTGATGATAGAGTTGCTAACAACATTGCTCTAGATAGGGCTGATAGAATGTCTCACTCTGCAACCGTTGATATACAAGAATTAGAAGCTAGGTTTAAAGACATGGAAGAGATTCATATCCGCGATGCTAATAGGATTGCAGACCTTGAGCGCAGATTACAGCTTTATCTAGAAAGCCCTAGTCCTGAAGCTGATGCAGGAGAATCTATGTATGAAGCCGATCAAATGTTATCGGAGTTAGACCGTAGGTTAGATGATGTTGATAGTAGGCTCGAAGATCTTGAATGTAGTATGGAACAAAAGACTGACAGCGATGAAGTTGAGACTATGGTTGAGTCTGCAATGGAAGATTTAGATTTCCCAGATTCATATGCTATCGAAGTTATGGTTGATGATGCACTAGAAACTAAGGTCATGGATGCTGTCAGGGCTGAGATAGATGCGACAGACTTTAAAGTAACAGTGGAGAGATAACATGTGGGCAATTGATTGGGAAGAAATGGGGTGTACTCAGTACGCCTCAACTCTAGAAGATGCACATAAAATTGGACAGCGCGGTGGTATATTTTATATAATAACTTATGTGGGAGAGAGCAATGGCTAGATTAATAGATACTATGAACGAGAAGCAAATGTGGAAGTCTTGGATGAACACAAGGTTGGGAATGAGACAATGGTGCAAAGAGATATGTCAACCATTAGTCTTGGCAACTGACTGTGTTACTGATATTAAACAAGCACCACCACTAAAGGAGAAAGAACAATGAAGATAAAGACCTTTAAGTTTAATGGCGAACACCCTGATCTACATACTGGTACTTACTATAGCATGAAAGAATACTCTGAAGTTGCAGAGGTAGGGTTAAAAACTTTATGCAGTAGGATGGCAAGGTTCAGGCATGTAGAAGTAAACAATAACTTCTTAGCCATTAAATATTCTAAGCCTGATAGCAACTTAGAAGGGGGGTGTGAACAGCTATCAATGCACTGGTTGCGACAGAAGCTAACAACAATTGACCCTAACTACAAGGAACACAACAGATGAAAGGCATCATTGATACATCTAAACCTATTCAAAGCTACAAAGTTCTTATGTCTGAGTTGTCTGGTTACTACATAACTGTGGCGGCTGAGACACCTGAACAAGCTATGGAGTATGGCAACAATGAGGCTATGAGAAAGAACTATAAGATGTCACAGATTTATGTGGTTGAAACCGCTGTGGTTTCTGCAGAACTAATAACTAAAGAGGTAAATAAAAATGAGTGATTACTATGAATGTGGTATGTGTTTAATATTCTTTAAAGCACATCATAACCAATCAGAACACTGTAACTTATGCTATAAAAACCTATTAAGCTTTAAAGATTTAGAAGATGCTTATACATATCCTTTAGAAGATAATTAATAAGTATCTTAAAAACCTTAAAAGTATTATAAAGATATTAAAAAAGTTGTCAAGTAATTTCTACTTGATGTTTAAAATAAAGTAACTAAACCATAAAGGAATACAGTAATGAATAATATTACACCGATGTTTCAAAATAACACAGCACTACAAGCTATTAAAGATAGAGGCTATGGCTCAGCAGATTTTGACATAGCTGTTGCGCCTTTAAAATATACTGTGGATGAGGAAGGTTATGCAGGTACAGCACCTCAGAGATGTTACAGCAGTTCCAAGTCTGTTATCTATCGCACTGATAGCGGTGAAGAGTTAGGTATCCACGGTCATGGCTACAAACCTGTAGCACCTAAGCACATGATAGATGTTACTAGGAATATCATTGAGCGTTCTGACCTATCTATCAATGGGATGGAGGAGACTATTAGAACCTCACACAATGGTGCTAGAACCTTTGTACAATACAAGCTACCAGAGCATACCTATAGAACTAGTGACGGTGACGAGGCTAGTCTGAGCCTCCTATCTATATCATCCTTTGATGGTACTTGGCCGTTCATGATTAGTGCCGCCGCAATACAACACGCTTGTACAAATCTTCAAGTCTTTGTAGGTGGTGAAGTGTCAGTGTTCAAAGCTAAGCACACTAGGTCACTAGACATTGAGCAGGGCGGTAGGATTATTACTAAGTCTTTAGATCTCTTTCACAATCAGCGTGACCTATGGCAACAGTGGGAGGGTAGAGAGTGTAGTAATCTAGAGGCGTTTAGATTCTTTGCCGAAGCACTCAAGTGCAAGACAGCTTTAGATTTAATAAAGAAAGGCGTTACTAACCCTACTGATATACTGTTTGATATGCCTAGACGTAACACTAGTCTTCAGTATATGTGGAATATGTACAATGCAATCTATTCTAAACGTCTTGGCAATAACTTCTGGGCTGTGTATAATGCTATGACAGATTGGTCAACACACTTTGAAGCCCCTCGTTCTTCAAGCATGGCGAACATTGCATCAATACAGAACGATAGACAAGAGGTTGTAAGACAGACCCTAAATGCTCACACTTTCTTATCGGTTGCGGCATGAAGATACCAGAGAAAGTATTCAGTATAGATTCACTGGCGCATCGAAAGGTGCGTTATATTCTAGATAAACCTAGTCAACTACAGGACGCAGTGTTAGATATTATTGCAGACGGTAAAGTTAAATGGACTGTTAAGCAATGGAAAAAACTAGTAAGTGATATAGAATTATCTGACCTAACAGTAGGTGAGTACCTTAATCAATTTAATAAAAGGAAAACAAAATGACAACAGGATTTGGAGAAAACTTTTTAACTATAAACTATAGGCTAGGTGTAGGGTTTGACTTTGAGTTCGCCGACAGCAGGGCTGTGTGGATTACCAATAGCCTGACTGAAGAGATCAATGCGGCATCCTTTGAGGGTGTCGTAATCATGCTACCCTTTACAGTGATAACCTTTGGTAAGATATGGACGGAGGACTAGAGAACATGGGTGACGCAACACATGGCGGCAAAGGTGATCGTGCAAGGAGCGTAAACTTAAATAGATTTAACGATAACTTCGATGCAATTTTTAACAAACAACAGACGGAGAAAGAAGATGGAGAAAGTAAAAAGGCTAACGATAAGCGTCCTGCAAAGGGCGACCAACTGGGTGGAGAAAGAAGCCACAGTAATGAAGAGCAAGTTTGAATCAAGGTTTATAAAAACAATAAGAACTGCTGTTGTATTATCGTGTGTTTTAGTTCTTATAAATGTACTGTTAGTATTAAAGGGGTAAGCTATGCTTGATATAATTCTAGGAGTGTTGGTGTTAGTAGCACTGGGGTGCGGTATTAGATTGCTATACGAATCTGAGCTAATGATAGATGAACTCAAAAAAGAAAGGGAGGATGATAATGTTTGAAGAGATGTTTAGTACAGATCCATCACCGCAAGCAGTAGCTACATCAAAGGCGGCAAGAGATGTGGCAGACGGTAAGGTTCTTTTAAGCGTAGCTTGTAAGCAGTATGGCGTGAAGGAACAAGCGGTCATACAGTACATCATCGACAAGACTGAGTATGAAACAACGCTCGACATAATCAACGGCAACAAGGACACGGATTCAATAGGTAACAAATAAAGCTTGACACATTATAAAAACTACAGTACACTTCACATTCAAATTTTTAACCACCAAAAAAGGAAAGTAACATGGCTATATTAGAAGGCTCAGCATACTGGGCATCAGTAACAACTCCGAATACAACTTTTGATCCTATGTATTCAGTCAACTTAGTTGTAGATGAAGCAACAGCAGAAGATTTTAAAGCTCGTGGCTTTACTATTAAACAAATGGACGAAGGCCCTGCTATTGTAATTAAGCGTAAGGTCGAAGGCCCTAACGGTATGGTTCGACAAGCACCAAAGCTAGTAGATCAGTATAAGAATCCATTAGATGCCCGTGTTGGTAATGGCTCTAGTGTTAAGGTTCAGTATAAAGAATGGGAATCAGTATGGAAAGGTACAACCTTTAAGGGTTTAGACTTCCAAGCTATGCAGGTTCTTGAGCTTGTTGAAGTCGGTACGCCTGATGGTGCTGAGTTTGATTCTTATGAAACAGCAATGGAGGATGAGTTATAATGGCTACAGTAACAGTAGATGATGTGAACTATGAATCAGACCTACTCTCAGACGAGGGTAGGGTAGTTCTAACTCACCTAATGGAAGCAGATAGAAATCTTAGAGAAGCTACACTGACTGTTGGTTTAATGCAAGCCGCAACAGTTACACTCATAGCTAATCTTAAATCTAACCACCTCACGGATGAGGCATTAGCAACAGAGGAAGTTGAAGCAACTGAGGAGTAAGGCGAATGCCTTTTGTAAAATTCCACTTACCATGCCCTGACTGTGGCGGTAGTGATCCAGTATCAGTTAATGATAACGGCTCTGGCTACTGCTTCAGTTGTACTAAATATTTTCCAAACTATAGCACAGCGGAAGTGCAACAACCCGATACCGTAATGGACTTCGTAGAGTATCAAAGGAACACCAAGATGGAACAAAGTTCAACGCCCAATCTTAACTCCTCGTTTAATGAACTAACTGACCGCAAGATAAGCTTAGCTACAGCTAAGAAGTACGGCGTTAGATCTACAACACGAGATGGCAAGATTGATAAACACTACTACCCCTACTACAATGGACACGAGTTAGCAGGTACTAAGATACGCAAACAGAACAAAGAGTTTGCGTGGACAGGAAGCTCTAAGGAAGTAGGGTTGTTTGGAGAGAATCTGTTTAAAGCAGGTGGTAAGTTTATAACATTAACAGAAGGCGAGTGTGATGCGATGGCCGCTTACGAGCTAATGGGTAGCAAGTGGCCTGTCGTATCTATAAAATCAGGAGCGCAAGGAGGCGTT